CAGGCGGCATTACTGGTACTACTGGTTCGTTGACTGAAGCTAAAATCTTAACTGGTCTTCAAGCGGTATTTACTGCTGGCGGTAACGTAAACCAAATCCAAGTTACTCCTGCTAAAGCGGTAACTGTTGCTGGTTTCGCTGCTTCAGGTAGCGGCACTACTCGTGATTTCGGCGAGTCTAAGCGTATGGTTAACGCAGTTGATTTTTATGTTTCACCTTTTGGTGAAGCGGCTGTAGTAACTAACCGTTTCTTGAAGTCAGACACAGCGTTATTGCTTGACACTGATTACTGGTCGCGTGCTGTACTTCGTCCTATGCAGACTATCAACTTAGCTGTGAACGGCGATTCAACTAAGAAACAACTTATCACTGAGTTGACTCTTGTTTGTGAAAACAGCAAAGCAAGTGGCGCTTTACAAGGTATTTCTTAATATCTAGTAGGCGGTATAGAGGCAGTCCTTCGGGGCTGATCTCTTTTTTTTTAAAAAATTAAAAGGTACTACAGGATGTCCAATAAGTTTTCTAGGCTTCAAAACGATAGTGATAGGTTGCAGACACACCTACAGATCGACGATGAAAAGAACAAAGCTGAAATAACTTACACACAAGACATTGCTGCTGTATTAGAATCTAACAGGATTGAACGCGAAGAATATTCTCACCAAACCAGTCACAACGACATGCAGAAGGTAGCGTCTATACCTAACGTGGTTGTCATGGAATGGATGCAGGAAGGCATCAACGTGATGAACCCTAGCAAAGAATGCCTTGGCAGAATAAAGAAAAAACTTAACTCCCCAGACTATGCATATCTACGAACCGGCGGCGGCAGATTATGAGTTTAACTACATACAACGAGCTTCAAAGCTCTATAGCGGATTGGTTAAACAGAACCGACCTAACCTCGCAGATAAAAGATTTTATAGCTATCACCGAAAGTCGAATGTACCGAGAGCTTAAATGCCCTCTGAATGAAAAGATAGGTAACCTGTCTCTGGACGCTAACAGTGAGGCTACTATTCCTAGCGACCTAATAGAAGTTAAAGATATTTTCCATAAAGACCTACCACTACAACGTGTGTCTTTAGGTGAGCTTTATAGGTATGTCGACCAGTCAGGAACACCCACAGTCTACGCAAGAAAAGGCGGGAAGTATGTTCTATACCCTTCCAAGACTGAAGTTACCGCTGGTGACTTACAAATTAATTATTACTACGAGCTTCCCACGTTATCTGATAGTGTGCAGGTTAACTTAATATTTCAATACTCGCCGGAGCTTTTTCTATATGGTGCTCTCCGAGAAGCTGCGACCTTTTTAGGTCAAGACCCATCTGTTTGGGACGCTCGATACTCCGAAGCGATGTCTCTACTAATGCGGCACACTAGAGAATCTGAGACCGCAGGTTCTACACCAATTATGGAGAGTGGGTATAATTAATGGCTAGTTTTTACGAGAACATATCTGGATACACAGTAACCAACACTGATAAGGCTTATTTTACAGATATAGAGGTGTCAAGTAACATAACTGTAGATGGTGTCATTGTAAATCTACCCGCGTTAGCCAACCTAGTCGACACGCCTGTGTTCTCAGGGGTCATATCTTCTCAAGGCTTAGACTTAGCAGACGACAAATATATTAGAATTGGAACCGGCAACGACTTAGAGATATTTCACGACGGCTCCAACAGCTACATCAAAGAGTCAGGTACGGGCGACTTAAAAATACAAGGTCAAAACGTAGCCATCCAAAGTGTTAATGGCGACAACATTCTCTTTGCTAACAGCGAAGCTGCATTTTTAGATTGGAGAGGTGCAAGCGGTGCAGGTACTAAGTTACAAACTACAGCAACAGGCATAAACGTAACAGGTACAGTTACTGCTGATAAGGTAAAACTAGGTAACAATGAATTTATTGAGCTTGGGAATAATAGCGAGTTAAAACTTCACTTCAATGGGACTGACTCATATATAGCTGAAACAGGAAGTGGTAATTTAAGAATAGCCGCAGATGATTTTAGGGTGCAAAACGGAAACGCTACTGTAACTTTAATTCAAGCTAATGAGGGTGGTTCAACTGCTCTGCATTGGGGTGGAGGCACTAACACTGGTGTTAAGTTAGAAACTAAGCAGTCTGGAGTAGATGTTTCAGGTGACTTAGACGTAACAGGTACGGTCACTGCTGATGGTGTAAGTTTAGGTGACAATGAAAAAATCCAGTTAGGTGCTTCTCAAGATTTAGAGATTTACCATAATGGTACTGACAGCTATATCATAGAGAAAGGCACTGGCGATTTAAACATCCAATCAAATGGAGCTGATATAAAGCTGTTTGATGATGCTAATAATACAAACCTAGCAGCTTTTGTCACTGGTGGAGCTGCAAAACTTTACTGGGCAGGTAACAATGCAGAGGTTCGCCTAGCCACCACAGAAGCAGGCATAGACGTAACAGGTACGGTTACAGCGGATGGTGTAACATTAGGCAATGATGAAAAAATTACTTTTGGCGCAGAATCTGACGGTAAGTTAGAGATATATGAGGCTACTGGAGGTAACGGCGTTATTGAGCAGACCGGCTCTGGTGATATTGTTGTTAAAGGTGCAAACGGCTCTTTAAGGAATGATTCAAATGATGCTGTAATTGCTTGGTCTCCTACTTACGCCACTTTGGCTTTTAGAGGCCCAGTTGGTGCGGGAGTAAAACTAACAACTCTTGCCTCAGGCATAGACGTGACAGGAGGTTTTACTGCTGACTACATTGATCTAACTGGTGGTGAAGCTACTACAACTACAGGCACTATAGCTTGTAAGATGATTGTTTTAAACGATTCCTCATCCAATCAGACTGACGGCTCTCAAATTTTTACTGAAGCAAACTCCGTCGGCAGCAACGATTCTAGTTTAATTATCAAGCAATCTGATGATGCAGAAGATAAAATAAAATTAAGAGTTGGCTCTGCTGGTGGTGGTACTCTAGTAGATGTTTTAACAGCAAGTACGGACGGCATAGACGTAACAGGTACGGTTGATTTAGATAACCTAACCATTGCTACCGCTCAAGGTACTGCTGGTCAGGTACTAAAATCTACTGGCTCAGGTATTGAGTGGGCTAATGATGCTGGCGGTAGTGAAACCTTAGCTCAAACACTTGCTCTGGGTAACGCCACTGGTGGTACGGATATTGTACTCACAGATGGGGATGTTATCACAGGGACAGCCGACCCTGTTATTAAACCGCCAGCACCATCTGCTGGGTACGGCTCTCCCAGTATAGAGTTACAAACAAGTTCTGGTCTTGCGAGAATTAGCACAACTGAACTTAAGGCTAATTTGTGGTATGGGGATACGGGAGCGCAATCTGCTCTAAAACTACAGACCACAGCCACAGGCATAGAAGTAACAGGTGATACTCAATCTACGGGCTTTACTGGTCAAAGCATACGACTAAACAATAGTGACGATACAAATTTTGAGATATCGCTAGGCGGCAGCGCCGCTAGCCCAGCTTTAACTATTAATGAGCTTGAAAGTAATAACGCGTTTTTACTAGACACGACCATCATGAGTACATACGCTGGGAACTTTAGCCACAGATATAAATCAGGCAAAAGCCAAAGTTTTTCAGTGTACAACTCAACCACAGCAGCATACGACCCTGTACTTCAACTTATTAATGACAGCGTAAGCGTAACGGGTTCGTTAACAGTTGATGGCCCTCTTATAGCTACTAACGACTACCACCAGTTTAGATCAACAAACACTACTGAAAATACAATGCCTCTTATTGAGGTGTTTAGGGATAAAGCAATAACGGGTAATGGCTCAGACCCTTTAGGCGGCTTCGTTTTTACTGGTCGAAATGAGGACGATAGAAAAGTATCTTACGGTGCATTTTATTGTAACAGTAGTAGTCAACACGATGATGGTGAGCATAAAGCCTCTTTAGTATTTACCTTAGCTGACGGCAGCGGAGCGGTTGACCCATTTACTGATTACACTAATAGTAGTTTTAATACTGGCCACGTAGCGGCATTAAACATTGGTGCAGACTACTTTATAACCAGTGGGTACTTACGCTCAGACGTTGGGGAATTAAAGTTAGGTGCTAAACAGTCAATATTAGAAAGTGCTTTATCAGGGAGTGCTTCACAATCTTCTTATGACCTACATATGCCTGAAAGTAGTAAAGCTAAGGTTATAAGTATTGGCGGTATGGGGCCATTTGATGCTTTTGTTGGAGGAAACCAATCTGTAGCTCAGATGATACAATACCGAGGCCAACACATGGTTATAGCTTCGGGCGGAGCACTTGAATTTGAATTACCAGCCTGTGCCGCGTCTTCAACTATTAGTACAACTACTTGCAATATAGGCGACATTTTCCAGATAAGTAATGCTGCTGGCGGTGCATTAACTATAGACAGAGATGGTAGTGGTACAGCCCAAACGGTATACCATTTCCCTAGTTTGACACTAACGGCGTTTACTAATAACCCTACGTTAGCTGTCGGTGGCACTATGATGCTACAAGCAGTAGGCGCTAACACTTGGATGATATTTAACCCTACAGGATTAACAGATGCCTAACATAGAAGAATTACTAGCTAGTGGCGATGTTGCCGCCGCTTTAGCCGCAGCCGCAGAAACTTACGTAGGTAAGATGCGTAGAGTAAGAAAGGACTTGTTGCAAGAATGCGACATAACCCAACTTGCTGACGCACCTCTTACAGACGCTGAGAAAGCAGAGTGGGCTACCTATAGGCAAGCTCTACGCGATATGCCGATAACAAACGCATCTGCAACCACATACGAAGATATTATTTGGCCTACTAAGCCTGAGTAAATGTAATGGACTATAGAATGGAACAGAAAATAGACAAGGCTCTGGCTCGCATAGAGGGTCACGAAAATGTATGCGCTGTACGCTACGAAAACATAGAGAAAATATTAGAAGACCGAGGTGCAAGGCTCGATAGATTGGATAGTAAAATTGATGGTCTATATAAAACAGTCATTGCTTGCTCGCTTACTCCTATTGTTGTGCTTATTGGTCTTGTACAGTTCTTGTAAATCGCAAGAAAATAAAGACTCTATGGTACAATATAGGATACTTAACAAGGTTAGATGGAATACTAAAAATGTTAAAACGTAAATCATCCCAGCTATTAGCGTGGGTTCGTATGAAATTAAAATTATTTTTAACTTTGATCCATGCCGAATACGAAATAACGAAGATTCGATTTAAAAAATTAAAGTTAAAATTAAAAAAATTATTTGTCGGATAGACTTATGGGTTACCATATGGTTGACATTTGATTAATATATAGAAAACGGTAGAATAGGACGATAGGCATGGATACTATGTCGTCACACCAAATAGGTTTTTCTGGCGAGCTTCTAGCCGCTTCTTTGCTACAACGCATATTCCCTGCGATAGCATTCCCACAAACTGTTACGCACTACGACATTATATGTGAGTCTAATAACGGCTCCTTTTTAAAATGTCAGGTTAAAACTACTAACAACTTAGAAAACACTAACGGTAGTTTGTATTGGCGTTTCGGCACAAGTAAGAAGACTAAAGGTGTCCGTAACAATATGTATCTGGATTCCGATGTAGATTTTTTTGCTTTTGTGTGCCTCAAAAAGAACCTTGTTGTTTTTGTTCCTTTCGAGGATGTTAAAAGTTGTTTTTTTAGAATACCCGATAGACACATGCACAAAAGAAAGCAAGACAGAAGTATCGCCAAACTCAGTAAAGCATGGAACACGTAATGGACGCAGAACGACTACTACACACATTGATCCGTCATGAGGGGATCAAATATAAACCTTACAGGTGTACCGCCGGTAAGTTAACTATTGGTGTTGGTAGAAACATAGAAGACGTAGGTATATCTGAGTCTGAAGCTATGCACATGCTTAAAAACGACGTAGCTGTTGTTGCCGCTCAGTGTATGGGGTCTTTTGAGTGGTACGCTGGTTTAAACGAGTATAGACAAGAGGCCATTATAAATCTGGTATTTAACATGGGGTTGTCTAAGTTTAAACAGTTTAAAAAGACTATATCGTACATCGAGTCTGGGGATTTCGAGAAGGCTGGAGCCGAGTTGTTAGACTCAAACTACGCACGACAAGTAAAAGGCCGCGCTGTAGAAGTGGCTAACATGCTGTCCGACGGAGGTGCATAGTGAACCCTCTTTTTGGTCTTTTAGGATCCGTAGCTAATATTGGAAAAGTTTGGATAGAAGGTAAGGTTACTAAGTCAAAAATTAAAGCGGAAGCTGAAGCCAAGGTCATGGTTCAGAGTTCTAAGTCCGCCGCTGATTGGGAAGCCTACATGGCTCAAAACAGTGGCAACAGTTGGAAGGACGAGTGGTTAACGGTTTTATTTTCTATACCGCTTGTGTTGGCTTTTTTTCCAAGCGCAGTCCCATACGTTGTTGATGGTTTTGAAGCGTTAGCGTTGATGCCTGATTGGTATCAATATACTTTATCTGTAATAGTCGCTGCCAGTTTTGGTGTTCGGTCAGCGGTAGGTATTATGAAAACTAAAGGTTTAAAAAAATGAGTTTAGAAAATCCAACATACATTGACGGGTTAATTGTTACGAACCCGACAAGCTCAGACCCTGTGAGTCAAGGCGACGACCACCTTAAACTTATTAAGTCTACGCTTAAGAACACGTTCCCTAATGTGACAAACGCCGTCACAACTACTCACACTGAAATTAATCAATTAAACGACGCTACTGACGCCGCGACTAATAACGCACTTGTTAAAAGAAGCTCTTCTGGAGCTGCTAACTTCAGTACTGTAACCGCCACATCTTTAGCAGGGGCATTAACTACCGCCGCACAAACAAACATTACCTCTGTCGGTGCTTTATCTGGCGGCTCTATAGGTACGGGTTTCGGTAGCATAAACAACGGCA